ATACTATGGTGGTGATGATGGAATCACACCGTGGACAGGCACAACAGCATCATATGAGCGTGCTGCTGCCAACTGTGGTTTAAAAATCAAATGTGAAGTGAAAACTAGTGGAACATATCCTGTCTTTTTGGGAAGGGTATATTTGGATGGTTATCATTCTATGATTGATATTAAAAGATGTTTAGGTAAGATAAACATTTCAGTTGGTAAGGTAGGAAACGCTAACCAAAATTTGTGGAATAAATGGCAAGGATTGCTTGTCACGGACACACAGACGCCCATTATAGCAAATTATTGCTCAAGAGGATGTGAAATTCTTTTGGCAAGTGGTTTTAAACCAAAGGACCTGGATTTGAGTCAGAAGAATCCAGTTCATTGGGCCGTATGGGATAAGAAAATACAATTCCCACAGTATGAATTTGAGAAGAATATTCAACATGTGGCAAATATTTTGGGACAATCGTATGATTGGGTTGTTGAACTCAACTCCAAAATCCAAAGGTCGATGACTATGGATGAATTGTTTAGTGAAACAGTTCATTTGACGAAAAATTATTCAGGAATGAGGATTAATGGTGAACCCATTAAGACCGCGTGGAAGAAGAAAATTTCGTTGAATGCGGAGAGATTGTTGCGTAAGGTGAAACCTAAAACAACAATAGAGAAAGTTGAAATTGAGATGAGCTCAGTTTCGACAAAGAAAAAGGCCTGAGTTTCGGAGTGTCTTGGGGATGGACAATAAACGTCTCCTTGGTTTACTTGAACCAATAAATAAACAAGTTGGTGATTTACTCGGCAGCCCATACAATAATAAATAAAATAACAAATAATAATAAATAATTCCCAAAATTAAATGCCTAATCAAAAGAATAAGAAAAATAAAACGCAAGCTCAAGTTAAGAAACCCAAAGCGAAGCCATCACGTCCTAAGAGACTATTTAACCCGTTATCTGAAAGTGACAAATGCCTATCAAATTATGTCAAATCATTACATGACCCTAAAAATTCTGTTCCAGCGTGCATCCCCATATTTCCTGCAGTCGATTCTTATAAACTTAAGACTTTTGTCAGGACGTCGGCGGCCACAGGAGGCAGCGGTTTTGGTTGTATTATGCTTTGCCCTAATAAAGGTGTTTATAACAACAGTACTTGTTTGAGAGTTTCTGGAGCGGGCAATACCGCGATAGTATCAACCGTGCTCAATCATGTTAACTACCTTTACACAACTTATAGTGCCAACTCACCATTTGACACAACTCAAATGGGTGACGGAGCAGATAAAATGCAATGTAGGTTAGTTTCAGCATGTTTGAGGATTCGTTACACCGGTACGCAATTCAATATGGGCGGCACTATGACAGCCGCTGTTTCGCCAAGACATGAAACTTGGTTTTCTTCAGTGTACAATGCAGCAGATATTTCAGCACTTAAAGGTGCCCGAAAAATTCCAATCACCGACAAATGGGTAGAACTATTATGGTTTCCCGTTGACAGAACTGAATTGGATTTCAAGGACCCAATTGTTGATAATCTTCTGTTGGATAATGAAAGTATGATACTTCATCTTCAGACACCAGCAGTTAACCAACCATTTGAAGTCGAATGCTTCATGAATTATGAGGTCATTGGCCGTGATGCCCGTGGACAAACACCATCATTTGCATCATCGAAGTTTGATGAAGCTGTTGGAATGTTGCATGGCGGAGGTGACACAACGCAAGGCGCAAAATCTTCTTTTGACCAAATTAGAGATGTCTTCAATACAGGAAGACAAATTGTAGGTGCTGCAAAGACAGCGTATGATATGTACAATGTATTTACTTCCAATGGTGACTTTTACGCTGATTACAACACTTTGGAATATTGATAAAATTAAATGTTTAATAACGAATAGGG